TGGTCTTCCTTTTTCATCTTTCATAGGACCGGGCATTCCTCCCATACGGGCACAGAATGATTTTCTGCGATTTGCTGATTTTGATCCTGGTTTTAATTTTGATGGTGGGGTAGTAACTGCCATAGAAAGTTTGGAACCGGGATTTTCTTTGCGATAAGAGGCAATCCCCTTTTTATTTAAACCACCCTCAGGATTCTTTCCCTCTTTTCTTTGCCAAGCAGCCGATGCTTCAATCATAAAGTTATCAAATAATTTTCCTTCTCCAAGCATTCTACTTCCGATACCTCTACTTGCCTTTAGTGGTTCAGGTTTAATAATATCAATAAATTCTGCGTAATGATTTCCATTTATATCTTCAATTGATACACTTTCTTTTTTCATTTCACCACTATCAACATAATCCGCTGCAGTGTCAAGATAATCCGCTGCTTTTGTAATTTTTGATTGTACCCAAGCCTCAATATTACCTTCACCCTTACCAATTTTTTTCCTCAGTCTCTTTGCCGCACCAATAATTGTGGAAATCTCAGAACGAGCCATCGAATACTCATAGTCCTCATTGGCAGGATGTGGCATTATTGTATTATATTCTTTTTTTGAACCAATTAACTCTGCTGGTAAAGAAAATGTATCCCAATATCTTGGACCGTACTTGCATTCACTTCTTGTCTCAAGTTTTTCACATTTTGGGCAATATCTATCTGCTCTTTCACGAATTGGGGTATGCCAATCATACTCAAGTGCATCAGTGCTTTCAGAATTTACTGGAACACAGTTTGGAACCATTTTTTTACCTTTTTTCTTCATACCTTTTGCTACATATCCATCCCAACACGCTTCACTTTTAGTTCCCCAATTTGCAGCACCAACTTTACGACACTTTACTAATGCTCCAGAAGCATATGCGCTTGGCCAAACATCATATCTTGATTTTACTTTAGTATAACAGGCATCTTTTTTTCCACTATCTTTACCTGGTTTATCTTTTACTTCTTGTATGTTCATTTCTTCTGTCCTTACATTAGTTGGTTTTGATCCACCAGTTTTTGCTGGTTGATTTGGGTCTAAACGATTCTTTCTAATTCTTGCTTTTTCTTCTTCTTCTGGAGAAAGATTTGCTGCCATTTTCGAACTACCACATTTTGGTGTAGAAGTTTGTCCTTCTTGACGAGCACAAGGTTCTCCTGCAAATTTCCCACCAAGTTGCACCCACCCACTTTTTCCTGTGGATGATTTCGATTTTCCAAACCAATCACGAAGACCTTGATCGCCAGACTTTGTTTCTTCTTTCACATCTTTGAACTTTTTATGCTCTTTTCTGGCAGATGCTTCCATTTTCTTTAAACGAGTATAATAGTCTGGAAACTCATCCAGATGTTGTAGAGCAATGTCCATAGCAAGTTTATGATCTTTAGTATGCTCGTGCTCAATTGGTTCTCCCATATCCAATTGCTTCTGAATATCCGAAATATCCATACGATGTTTCTTTGCAATTTGTTCAACTGATTTATGAGACTTTATATGCATTATGCTTAAATTACTCTTTACTATTTAGAAAACCTTGTTTAAGAAGTTTTGATAGTTCGGATGTTGATCCAACAAATAGTGCATTATTAGTGACATTATTTGTTGCTTTTGGTCCGTCTTCCTCAACATCTTTAAGTTTCTTTTGTAAATCAATTAATTTATCAGTGGTATCGGCAACACTCTTAATCAATTGACCAGCAACTTCATATGCTCTGGCGCTTCCTCCTTCTCCAGCAAGTTCCATAATTCCATTAATTGCTTCTTGACCTTTTTCAATTAAAGAATACAAATTTGCTCTGGTATATTCATAATCTTTTCTAATATCATTATTAGGTGATTTAATAACTTCAATATCTAAAGAAGTTTTATCTACCTCAATAATATCAACAACATTTGCTTCTATATTTAAAGATTTGCCAATAATATCATCCATAATTAACTATCAAATATCTTTTTGTTGAGTTGGGCTGAATTTTTTAGAGTCGTTAAAGAAACTCCAGTTTTCACTAAATCCAAAATCATCTTCTGGTCCAACATTAATAGGGTCTGGAGTAACCGTGTATCTCATTTCACGTTTTGCGGAATTGGGATCTGTTCCAGTATACATATCAACCTGAACCTTACGAATGAGACCATCCGTACTTTCAGCAACAGGACCAAACAGATATGTTTTGGCAGTAAATGCAAAAGTATAAATTAGTGACCTTCTTGTGGAAAAATCCCCTTCATAATCATCTTGAAAAGAAACATTATTTAATACAATGGGAATATCTCTTTTCTCTCCAATTGATTCAACCAAATCAATAGTTATATTGAGTGATGGTTGAAAATACGGTAAAATTTGCTCAACAATTTGAAGAGCATCATCATTTAATTTAGTAAGAACCGATAATTCAAATCCAATATTATATGGAACTGGCATATAAACTTTTTTTAGATTTACACCATCACTAGCTTTAAAATTTTGAGTAACTCCAGATTTTCTGGTTGAATCGTATTGTATAGATACCATCTCAAATGACATTCTTGGTAATGTCATTGCAATTGGTTTATTTAATTGTTCTTGCTGTTGAATCTTTGCAATAAACTTCTGAGTAGGACCATATGCAAGAGGAACCTTCATTTCAGATAAAGTTCCGTCCTGAGAATCTTTATGTCTAATATAAATCTCATTAAATAAAGTTCCAAAACCAATAATGGTTTTTCTTATAATTTCGTGATAATAGTAGGTTCTTAACATTAATAATTACCAAAGGGGTTTGATTCTGAAAAATCTAAAATTTGATCTGCCTCTGCTTCAATCTCTATATTTTCTGCATATGGATCATAGAGATCATATACCTCAAAAGATTTAACATTATATATCGCAGAAGACGCTACTCCTATAACGGTTTCTCCTGGATAGAATTTGCCAGTATTTATTGATACTTTAAGAACTTTTTCACTATTTTCATTTGTCCAACTCTTAATAAATGCTCTTGTACCAGAAATAGATCCGACAATTTCTTCATTATTTTTAAATGTTCCTATACCAGCTGCTGGTGGAGATGAAATTATAACGGTAGGATTGGTAGAATATCCATATCCAGCATTTGTAATTCTAAATCCACTTACAACCCCATTAGAAATAGTGGCAATTGCTTTTGCGGTTATACCAAATCCAACAGGAGGTGCAATAGTTACTGTTGGAATAGTATAATAATTACTACCAACAGTCGTTAATCCTATTGTATATACTGCATTATTTACAATGCTTGCAGTAGCAGCTGCACCTGTACCTCCTCCGCCACTAATTACAATATTTGGTACGGATGTGTATCCAAAACCACAATTAGTCAATTGGATAGTACTGATAGATTTTGATCTAACCGAATCAGTAGTTATTGCAACTGCTGTTGCTCTAAGTCCTCCAACTGGTGGAGCATCAAAAGTCACAGTCGGTGTTGATGTATAATTTGAACCATCATTGTTGAAGTATATTTGTCCCACCACACCAGAAGATGCAATAGTGGCAGTTGCTGTTGCAGTTACCCCTGCTCCAACTAATCTTAAAGTTGTAATATATCCAACATCCTTGATGGTATCCTGAATTTCTTCAATGTCGGTATCAATAAGTTCATCTTCAAGTTCAAACAATTCACATTTCAGTTCATAAACATAATTTTTACCTAATTGATAAAAAGGATTTTCAAATTCTACTCTTTTTATTTCGAAAATTCTTTCTCCAAGTGGAAAATAAATCAAATCTCCTTCTTTTGGACGAGTTGCAAATAATAGAGATGATCCATCATCAAGATTTGGATCTGCCTCAGTTCCTGCAAGAATATCCTGTAAAAAAGGACTAATAAATTCTTCAAATCTTTCTCTGGAAATAGTTAATGTAATTTCGCTGGTCAATTTAAGTCCAAATTTTGACATAATATCATAATTGGCACCATATCCCTCATAATTATTCAAATATGCTTCTATGATAAAATTACTATCAAATTTGGAAGATTTGACCTCTCTGATAATATTATCAGTATCGATATATTTTCTTGGAATATAATATACTTCAACCCCGAACATCCTAAGATGTTCGTTGACCAAATCCTGTACTAAATTTTGTTCTCCTGAAGAACCTTGTAAGAAAAAAGGATTGAGTGCCATTATCCAATAAAATCGTATGGTGGTAATTCATAATCCATAGACATTCTTGACCTAATATCTTCTATTTCCTTTTCGGCATCTTCATATATTTCTCTACCATTCAATTCAATACCACCTGGCAATTTAACTCCTCTAAATTTAATGAGATTCTGTCCCCATTGCCTTTTCATAAGTGCTGTCAAATATCTTTTTAAGAAGCTGTCATTATAAACTTTTGTAAAATCGTTTGGATCCAAAATTCTGTAGCAGTCAATAACAAAATAAGTGTCTGGTAGTTTTTGCGACCAATCAATATCAATATACAATCTATTTTGTCTTTTATTGAATCTTATTTGCTTATCAGTTTTCAGTAAAAAGTCAATATCTTCAAGATATGATTTGACCATTGCATATTGTAATAATTCAACCGAGTTAAAATAGTATAAATCATTTAAGAATAATTGGTACTTAATGCTAAACATACCACCAGAAATATCACTGGTATCAAATTTGAATACTTTCTCAATACCTATGATAGAATCTGGAACTTGAATGTAATTTGAGGTTTCGTAAAAATTAAAACTTGTTGTACCATATCCTGAAATGTTTGAGGTTCCTGTTGTTGTTACGATTCCAACTCCAGTATTTTTTTGTGCCTTTCCTCTATCTACATCTGCCTGTGTAACTTTATACTTTAAATACATTCTTTCCACACCATCAAAATGGCGCTCGTGGAAGTACTGAAGGGCATCATCAACTAAATCATCAATTTGATCATCATCAATATTAATTTCCAATACTGGAGCACCCAATCTTCTCAAGCAGTAATCAATTAAATCTTGTCTGCTAGCTGGTTTTGCCATCAGTAGGTCCCTCCATCTATTTCTGTGATTGTAACATCGCCATTAATGTTAATATTTTGTACAACTAAACTATCAAGATTTAGAGTTCTTTGCGTCACAAATTTTTGTGTTGAAGAATTGTAAACTGCAATCGCACCATTTTCAAGCACTGTTGCATCTACATCAAATAATTTTGTAAAAAGGGTTGGAATAGATCCCGCAGATAATACTTTAGTCGCTGTCTGAGCACCTATTCGTACTGTAATATTTGACATTATCGAGTCACCCCTCCTCTAACTAATGCCATACCTTCAACTGCTTTTGTTTTATCGTAAGCTGA